CAACAATGGATAAGACCACTTATGCATCTGATACCACTGCAGCAGTTCCTGGTGCGGCATTAAGTAGTGTTAGATTTACTGTAGCAGCAACAGGAAACTCAACACACGGTTACTTCGGTGGTGGTAGTAGTCCTAAAACATCAACAATGGATAAGGTCACTTATGCATCTGATACCACTGCAGCAGTTCCTGGTGCGGCATTAAGTTCTGCTAGATATGGTGTGGGAGCAACAGGAAACTCTGACGCAGGTTACTTTGGTGGTGGTCGTGGTCCTGGTGCATTCTCAACAATGGATAAAGTCACTTATGCATCTGATACCACTGCAGCAGTTCCTGGTGCAGCATTAAGTGCAGCACGTAGTTATCTGGGAGCAGCAGGTCCCAGAGCAAATGCACTTCCATTAGTACAAATTCCAATAGGAACACCAACACCTAATACTGGTTACTTTGGTGGTGGTCTTGGAGGTTCTCCATTGGCTGTATCAGCAACGATGGATAAGACCAGTTTTGCGTCTGATACAACAGAAGCAGTTCCTGGTGCTGCATTAAGTGTTGCTCGTTATGGTGTAGCAGGAACAGGAAACTCCACACACGGTTACTTCGGTGCTGGCGGTGATCCTGGTGGTCCAATATTCACAACAATGGATAAGACCACTTATGCATCTGATACGACTGCAGTAGTTCCTGGTGCTGCATTAAGTGTTTCTAGAGAGTTCCCTACAGCAACAGGCAACTCAACAGCAGGTTACTTTGGTGGTGGTTATACTCCTAGTCCTGGTATTCTATCAACAATGGATAAGGTCACTTATTCATCTGATACGACTGCTGCAGTTCCTGGTGCGGCATTAAGTATTGCTCGAACTGCCCCGGCAGCAACAGGTAACTCAACAGCAGGATACTTTGGTGGTGGTTTTACTCCTGGTCCTGGTACAGTATCAACAGTAGATAAACTTACATATGCGTCTGATACAACAGCAGCAGTTCCTGGTGCGGCATTAAGTCTTGCTAGACAACGTTTAGCAGCAACAGGTAATTCAACAGACGGTTATTTTGGTGGTGGATATGCTGCTCAAAAATCAACAATGGATAAGCTCACTTATGCATCTGATACGACAGCAGAAGTTCCTGGTGCAGCATTAAGTGATGCTCGTTTTGCTTTAGCAGCAACAGGCAACTCAACAGCAGGTTACTTTGGTGGTGGTAGTGATGGTAGTAGTCCTGTGACAACAGTAGATAAGGTCACTTATGCATCTGATACAACAGCAGCAGTTCCTGGTGCAGCATTAAGTGCTACTCGTTATGGTCCAGCGGCATCAAGTGCCAGAGGAAATGCATTGCCATCTGGTGCAATCTTAAATCCAGCACCATCAGCACCACCATTTAGATTTATTGATGGTTCACAAGGAGCTCCTAATACTGGTTACTTTGGTGGTGGTGGTGGTGGAACTTATTCGACAATGGATAAAACCAGTTTTGCGTCTGATACAACATCTAATGTTCCTGGTGCCAATTTAAGCTTTGCTAGAAAAGCTTTAGCAGCAACAGGAAATTCGACAGCAGGTTACTTTGGTGGTGGTAGTCCTGGTTCAAACACAACAATGGAGAAGGTCACTTATGCATCTGAGACACCAGCAGTAATTCCTGGTGCGGCATTAAGTGGTGTTACATATCACATTGCAGCAACAGGAAATTCGACAGCAGGTTACTTTGGTGGAGGAGATAATACTTTTGGAGGCGACCATAAATCAACAATGGAGAAGGTCACTTATGCATCTGATACAACAGCAGCAGTTCCTGGTGCGGCATTAAGTGGTGCTAGAAGTTCATCAGCAGCAACAGGAAACACAACAGACGGTTACTTTGGTGGTGGTGCTAGTCCTAGTATTGTATCAACAATGGATAAGTTGACTTATTCATCTGATACAACAGCAGCAGTCCCTGGTGCTGCATTAAGTACTGTTAGAAGAAATATGGGAGCAACAGGAAACTCCACACACGGTTACTTTGGTGGTGGATATGCTTCTACTCCATTAACAACAATGGATAAGGTCACTTATTCATCTGATACGACAGCAGCAGTTCCAGGTGCGGCATTATCTAATGAAACATATCGCCTTGCAGCAACAGGAAATTCGACAGCAGGTTATTTTGGTGGTGGCATTCCTGGTCCATATTCAACAATGAATAAGACCACTTATGCATCTGATACCACTGCAGCAGTTCCTGGTGCAGCATTAAGTCAGGCTAGAGCACAGTCAGGAGCAGCAAGTGCCAGAGCAAATGCACTACCAGTCGCAGAACCACCAGCAGCAACACCAACTCCACAGACTGTTAGTGGAACACCAACACCTAATACTGGTTACTTTGGTGGTGGTAGAACTCCTAGTATAAAATCAACAATGGATAAGGTCACTTATGCATCTGATACAACAGCAGTAGTTCCTAGTGGCGCACTAAGTGGTCCTCGTAGTCATCTAGGAGCAACAGGTAATTCAACACACGGTTACTTTGGTGGTGGTATAAATGCTAGTTATAATATGTCTACAACAATGGATAAGGTCACTTATGCATCTGATACACCAGCAGTAGTTCCTGGTGCGGCAATGAGTGTTGCTAGATATATCTTTTCAGCAACAGGGAACTCTAATGCGGGTTATTTTGGTGGTGGTCTTGATTATAACGTCCCTAGTAGTTATTCTACGATGGATAAGGTCACTTATTCATCTGATACGACTGCTGCAGTTCCTGGTGCTGCATTAAGTGGAGTACGTTATGGTGTGGGAGCAACAGGTAACTCAACAGCAGGATACTTTGGTGGTGGTTATACTCCTGGTCCTGGTACATTATCAACAATGGAGAAGACCACTTATGCTGCTGATACAACAGCAGTAGTTCCTGGTGCGGCATTAAATGATCCTAAATCTTACTTATCAGCAACAGGAACCTCAACACACGGTTACTTTGGTGGTGGTTTTATTCCAGGACCTAATGATATATCAACAATGGAGAAGGTCACTTATGCATCTGATACCACAGCAGCAGTTCCTGGTGCGGCATTAAGTGTTGCTAGAAGATATCCGGCAGCAACAGGCAACTCAACAGCAGGTTACTTTGGTGGTGGTCATCCTAGTCCAGTATCAACAATGGATAAGACCACTTATGCATCTGATACAACAGCAGCAGTACCAGGAGCAGCATTAAGTGTTGCTAGAACTGGTGCGGCCGGATCAAGTGCCAGAGCAAATGCATTACCATCAGCAGCATCACTTCCCGCAATCGTATAATTAGTGTTATAATAAAAGAAAAAATTTGATATGATTGATAATCCTTTGTCCTATATTTTAATCAAACCAAATATTATTAATGAATATGGTTTGAGAGAAATGCGAGAATATATTGAGAGAACAAATAAAACTGATCTCTCTGTTTTTGATCCGCATAAATCAAATGCGACCGGTGGAAAAGAGTGGATCGTAAATAAAGAAATCCGTGATACTCAGCACGTTGAAATGGGACCACTGTTTCCTAAGATTACTGATTTATTCAAAAATATGGTAAGGGAAGTTATCAATCCCTTTTATGATATTGAGATAACTGAAAGTGAAATTCCACAAATTCTTTCTTATGGTATTGGTGGTCACTATACACCTCATATTGATGGTGAATCGTTGTGGCAAGCACCAGATGGAGAATTGATTTGGAAGAAATCTACTGATAGAGATATTTCTATGGTTCTCTATCTTAATGATGATTATGAGGGTGGTGATTTTATCTTTCCCGACCATCGTATTCGTGTGAGACCTGAACCCGGAATGTTAGTATGTTTTCCATCTAATCATCATTACAAGCACGGTGTGGAACCTGTGACAAGGGGGATGAGATACAGTATAGTATGTTGGGCTACTGTAAAAGGTGCTCCGACAATGGAGCAACAAAATCAAGAACTTTCTCAAAAATATGGAATTTTGGTAAATAATTGACTATCAAACTTTACATAATCATTGAGAATATAAATAATTAAAATTTTTTTACAAATAAAATGCAGTATATTAAACACTACTATGTTGATGCACAGAACGGTAGTTACTGTTGTGAGACATCATCGAATCCAAAATATAAAAGACATCCTGTGAATGAGTATGCTGGACTCAGTGTAAAAGTTTGGTTGACTGATTCTGATGGTGTCGATGTATGTCTTGCAGAACTTCCAGACTCTACCTCTGTTTCCACTATTGCAAATGGTAGTAAAAATAGTGTTAAAGTCTTAACCGAAGCAGAATATAATACTGTTTGGACTCCATATTCTGAAGGTATGGGTCTATATGGAGAAGAGTCTGAAGCTAGAAATTCTGGTGATGATTCAACTGCTGATGCTAAAAAAACAGCTGGTGATGCAAAAATGGCTGAAGCAACCACGGCAATTCGTGCACTCTGATTTTTAATCAAAGACATTCTATTTAATTAATGTGCCCCTTTTAAAGGGGCATTTTGTTTTTTGTCTTTTATGTGTTATACTGTTCAATTGAAACTAGGTGAGATAATTCTATGAATTTCAAAATCTATTCAAAAGAAAATTGTCCTTATTGTTATAAGGTAGAAACTGTGCTAGAAATGACCGGTACAAATTTTCAAGTTCATAAACTTGGAGAGGACTTTACACGGGAAGAATTCTATGCTAAATTTGGTGAAGGATCTACATTTCCTCAAGTCATCTGTGACGATAACACTATAGGAGGATGCGTTGATACAATCAAATTTCTCAGGGAAAGGCAAGTCATTAAATCTTAACATAAATAAATCACAAGATCACAGAAATCGTGGTGTTGATTTATTGCTTAATGGAGGTAAAAGAAAGCATACACAACCATTTCACATAATTCTTGAAAAGATGGTTTGCTTTCTGAATCGGGAAGTAAACATCTATTTTGAGTTTTCTTTCAGTTTAAGAAAACGAAAAGTAATTTCCCGGAGGAAAAAACAATGTTAGCAGTAAGTTTAGTTTTTGGTTCATTCCTTACCGTTTTATTTCTTATACTGGGAGTTATGATTGGTTGGACTGCTAGAGAATATATGATGAACTATCGGGAAGTGCCAAGACCTCACCCCGAAATGTTTGACGAGCAGGGTAATTTAATACCTGATGAAGTAATTGCATTTAATTTTGAAAACTATCATGACTACGACAACAACGAAGAAGAAGAAAACAACAGCAGCAACGATTGAACTTCCAAGAAATCCATTTGTCTTTGAAGTTTTAGATCTTGTATCTAAACAAAGAAGTAAAGCAAAGAAAATTGAAGTTCTAAAAAAATATCAAGATTCATCTTTAAAGTCAATTTTAATTTGGAATTTTGATGAATCCATCTTGTCAGTTCTTCCTTCAGGAGAAGTTCCATACTCTGGTTTTGATGATCAGAATGTCTATAGTGGAACTTTGACTACGAGAATTGATGAGGAAGTTCGTAAGATGCACGAAACCGATTCATTCTCCCTTGGATCTGGAGATAGACAGGGACATACTACTATTCGTAGAGAATCAAAAAACTTTTATAGATTTGTCAAAGGTGGTCAGGATGAATTGAGTACGGTTCGTCGTGAAACAATGTTCATCAATATTCTTGAGGGACTTCATCCACTGGAGGCAGAAATTCTTATCCTTGTAAAGGATAAAAAACTTGCTGATAAGTATAAGATTACAAAAGAAATCGTATCAGAAGCATATCCTGATATTCAATGGGGAGGTCGTTCCTGAATTATGAAAGTACTTCATGAAAACTGTGACCCTGAACTAGCACAAGATAAAAGTCTCCCATCTAATGCTTATATAATTGAGTATAAGTCTGAGGGAACTTCGTGTTTTGATATCGTTTCGGCAGGAAAACAATCAGAAATTTTTGATGCCTACTGGGACAAGCATCGTGACAACTTCGTGACTATGAAGCAGACAGAAGGTAGAGTTAATCCTAAGATGTGGGGTAATGAACCACCCAAAACGAAAAAGAAGAAGTAATTCCATTTTAGGTCGAAAAAAATCTCCGTAAAATTTTTGACCTGTAGGGTCGCTTGACTAAATAAGGTATGAGGTCTATAATAGACCTGTCGTTCATCTCCTTATGGAGACGCAAGTAAGTCGCGGAACGGAGCGTTCATCCCATGGTAGATCTATTACTATATTCAACTATTGCCTGTGCTGATGCCGATGCTATTATGCTGAGGATGAAAGCAAATGAGGATCTCCCTCAAGTGGTAAAAGTTGAGTTAGTTGAAACCGTAAAGGAATCAACACCACACTGCTATTGGGACGCAAACGACTGAAGGAACGGAGTAAAATCCCTACTACTTCAGGAGTACCACAATGAA